GGCCTCATGGCCAAGCTCAACGAGAACGGCGAGCCATGGCCAGACGGCATGGTGTCGGTCCAGTTCGGAGAGTGGGTCTACGTCCTCCAGTTGTTCGAGGGCGATGTCGTCGGCTGCGTCACCACCCTGGCCACAGAGCGAAAGCTGATGGCCCAGTGGCTCCAGACGACAGATCCCATCCAGGCGGCAGCGTTCACTGAGGCTCAGTCGTGAGCGGGAAGCCACTCAACCCCGTTCCCCCAATGCCTGAAGGCTTCACTGATCGCACCGCATGGGAGGCGGTTCACTGGACGTTTGCCCCACAGGGTGTTTGGACGCTTCTCGACGGGGCAATGCAGGCGTGGCAACTGAGCAATCAAGCCCGCCTTATCGCCGCGATGGATGCAGCCGCTGACCTTGAGGGCGCCGAGGGATGAGGCCGACAGGGTGGAGCGTCGGCAACCTCGATGATGGGCACCAGTCCATCTACTTGGACGATTTCGAGGTCGGGGCAACCCAGGTCGTGAGAATCCTTAATGTCGTCGAGGAGATTAACAAGCTCCTGCCCAAGGGCCTCCTGACGTGCTGGGGAGAGGGCATGGTGGCGATCCCTGTGGACGCGGCACGCCGGCTCCGCAAGGCTGTGGAGGGTCTGGAATGAACCACCCATGCACGTTCTGTGGAGAGGCGACCGACCAGGCTATGGCGGTCCCGTGGCGGCAGGAGGCCTTGCCGCTCTGCCCAGCCTGTGAGAACAAGCTGGCTGTCGCGGTGGAACTGTTCGGCATGGACATCGGGCTCTGGAAGATGGTGGCGGTGACTCAGGAAGTTGAGTCTATGCTGTATACCCCAGGGCAAATAGTGGAGTGGGACGCGCCGGCGGCCCTCGACGAGATCGACCGGATACTGAGGGGGGAGTGATTATGTGCGCTAATTGTGGCGGTACAGCCTACGAGTCAGGGCAAGAAGATGCGTGGCAGCACGCGGAGGCTCTTCTGAAGAAGGTTCAGGCGAAGCTCGACACGGCAGGTCGCTTCGTCTCGATGGAGGGAATCTTCATCAACGAACTGGACGAAGCCCGCGCCATCATCCGCAAGGCGATCGAAGAAGGGCTGGGGGAGTGATTATGGACGAGAAGCAAGAGAAGACATACGAGGAACTGCGGGCTGAGGGCCAGAAGCTCCGCATGGAGTGGGCGCTGCGAGAACTCCTGAAGAAGCTGAAGGGGGAGTGATGGACGAAGAACGAGACTGTATCGGGTACGACTCGGGATTTGAAGCTGGGCAGGAGGCGATGTGGGACTTCCTGAGACTGGTCCAGGCCAAGCTGGATGCCGGGGGGCGGGTCATTTCGATGGAGGGCATCTTCGTCGATGAAATCGATTCCGCCCGCCGCATGATCGCGAAGGTCCTCGAAGATGAGCAGTTTGATGACTGACCTCCTTGAAGTGCCCGCAGATACAGAGGCCGAGCGCCACGTCGTCGGCGCCTGCCTTCTTTCGCCGGAGGCCATCCCGACCATCATGGCCGCCCTTGAGCCAGAGGACTTCTGGAGCCTCCAGTACCGGGCCGTCTATGCAGCCTGCTGCGACCTGGCCATCGAGAACCATCCAGTGAGCGTGGCGGCCGTCTCATCCCACCGGCTCTGCAAAGAGATCCTTCGTGAGGACATCGCCCGCCTGATGGAAGGGGTCCTGCCGGACGACTGGGAGTTCTGGGCGTCCCGCGTGGTCAACACCCGTAAGATGCGAAAACTCTTCGACCTGGGCACCGAGGCCCACCGGCTCTCGCGACTGGAGCCCGAGCAGGCCGACGCGGCCATCAACAAGGTCGAACTCCTACTCACGACAGCAGGCGCCAAGCTGGCCGGCGACAACACAACCGTCACGGCCAACGAAGCGGTGTCGGAACTAAAGACCCGGCTAGAGCGATACATCCATCGGCCTGACGAGATTACCGGCCTGACGACCGGCTGGGACCGCTTCGACCGCATCCTCGACGGCCTCCAGGGCGGCGGGGTAACGGTCGTATACGCGAAGACCTCGCACTACAAGACCCAGTTCGTGCTCAATATCGGGCACGCGCTGCTCCACCAGGGCATCCCGTCCTTCTGGTGTACCACTGAGATGCCTGCCGTGCAGGTGATGGAGCGGCTGCTTCAGCTTGAGGCCGGCGTGAACATCCGCGAGGCTCGCTGGAACCGGGAACTGTGGCGTTATGAGGACTTGCTGCGCGAGAAGGCGGAACTGATGGAGGACTACCCGGTATGGATCTGCGACCGCTCGCAGTTCGACATCGGCTTCTTCCGGCAGGCCGTTATGAGAATGAAGCGATGGCACAACATCAAGTACGTCATGCTCGACCTGGTTGACAAGGTTAGTGCTCCTAACACACGGGGCGACGAAGTGGCGAACGTCAAGGCCGTCATGACGAACATCAAGGACATCGCCAAGCAGGCCGACGTGCACATCATCTGCACCACCCACATCGTCAAGATCGCGCGGGATTACCGGGCACTGCTCAACCCGTCGCTGGACCTCGAAGAGATGGCTGGCTCCGGCGCCAAGAGCCAGGACGCGGACGCGGCTATCAGTCTCGTCATCGCCAAGGAAGACCCATTCGAGGGCCGGTGGAAGGCTATGACGTTCGAGGAGATCGTCCTGGCCACCAGGGAGACCAAGGAACTGAACCTCTACGCCAGTGTCAAGAAGAACCGGAACGGCGAGCTTAACGACCTCATCTTCCACATCGACCTGAATGCGGGCGGCCGCATCACACCTGTCTCGTAAGGGTAGCGTGACTAACCGAAAGGTGCTAAGCTAACGTTGTCCGGGGGAACTATCAGGAGCCTGACATTTCGTCTCCCCAAGTACCTCCCTCCCCCTCCCCAACTCCTGACCCCCGGACAACTTTCCCCCCTTGCTTCAAAGACTACCGGCGCTATCAACGCTGGCTCTACCTCTCCCGAGCAAGCGGAGAGGAATACCACCCCCGCCTGATCTGCATTGACTGCGACGTGGCCACCCAGGCCGCCATGGTGAAGCGCGGCCGGTGCTCGTTCCCCGACACCGTGTTCGTCCCGGTCTGGGACGAGGACTCCGAAGAGATGGTCCAGTGGGGTGTAGCCCCGTAATGCAGTCCTTCCTGACCACTGCACAGAAGCGCGATCTCGTCCGGTACGTCGTGGCGAACGGCCAGTCCTACAAGAACTACCTCCGCTGGGCCGACGCCAACCTGATCCCGCCGGAGAGCCGGTACACCGAGCGCTCGTTCAAGGCGTGGTGCGACAAGCGGCGCCGAGTCATCCAGGAGGTCCGGCAGGACTACCGGGTGGCGGTACGCCAGTCGTCCATCTACGACCGGGAACTCCGCATCAGCAAACTGGAGGCGGGCGTCACCCGCATGGACGCAGCCATCGAAGCCCTCGACGCGGCCGGCGACAAGTACGTGGACAACCTGGTGCGGCTCGAAGAGCAGAAGCGAAAGCTGATGGAGACCATCGCCAAGGAGCGCGGCGAGTGGGGCAATAAGCCGACTGAAGAGAACCAGATGGCCAACCAGTTGGCGGCAACGATGATGTCTGTGTTCGCTGAACAGAAGGTGGCAGAGAAGGCCCAATTAGCGGAAGCCACAATTGAAGGTGAATACATAGAGGTGCCGGATACATCGACCGCCTAGGGCCTGAGAAGTGCCGCCCCATTTACGATCTCGTGGGCATTAAGCCGACTGGGCCTGAGCAGGAAGTCCCTCTCTACGCGACCGACCGCTTCCCATGCATCGGCGGTGGCGAGCGCGGCGGCAAGTCGTGGACGACGGCGGCCATCCTCCTGCCTCACGTCATCGCCCTCCCCTACCTCCGACATGAATCCTTCCTCCATCCGAACGGCAAGCCGAAGTTCGAGGAGGGCAAGGACCGGCCCCGCAACCCACACTTCGTCCTTTTCGGCCCCACGTACGCCCAGCCACGCCAGGAGTTTCAGTTCCTGGAGAACTGGCTAGAGATGCTGGGGAAGCTCGCCAAGCGGTCGATGCACGTCAGTAAGCCGCAGGATGGCCCGTGGCGGATGGTCACCACCGATGGCGTCGTCATCCAAACGTGGTCGATGGAAGACCCGACCAGCATCCGTTCAGTTGACCTCGAAGGCGGAGCGGTCTGTGAGGCCGGCGCCTGCCCGTACAGCGGCATCGAGCGCGTGCAGGGCCGTATCTCCGCGAAGGCTGGCTTCATGGTCTACAGCGGCACCATGGAGGACGCCCAGCAGTGGTGGGTGGACTGGCTGCTCATCGGCCAGCGCGACAACCACCTCGGGGTGAAGTCCTACTCCCTGCCGACGTGGACCAACCGGGTGGAGTTCCCCGGCGGCCGGAACGACCCGGAGATCCTTCGACTCGAAGCGTTCTACCCGGAGGACATCTTCCTCATGCGCGTGGCCGCCGAGCCGCGCCCGCCGCGCTTCCGGGTCCTGAAGGAAATCCAGGCCGACCACGTACAGAAGGTGGACATCCCCGAGGATGCTGCTCACGAGATTTGGATCGACCCCGGCTACGCCACGGCCTACGCAATCTTGTTCGTCGCCATCTGGAAGAAGAAGGACGGCAGGAAGCAATTCCACTTCTACGACGAGTTCTATGAACAGGGTCTCAACACCGCAGATATGATCGGGTTGTGCAGCAAGAAGTGGTCATGGCCGAAGGTCACGGACGGAGTGATCGATGTCGCGTCCAAGGGCCACAGGGATGCAACGGAGTCCGCGCTGGAGATTTGGCAGAAGCTCACGAGCGTCCGGTTCAACCGGAAGTACTGGCTGGAGGATCGCCTGATTGAGCGCATCCGCACGTCGGCGAAGTCCATGCAGTTCACCATCGACCCCAAGTGCCGGGGCCTCCTCTCGGAGTGCGGCCTGGGCGACCCCGTGTTCCCCGAGATGCACCCGTGGAAGTACGCCACCGACCGGGACGGCCGGGTAATGGGCGAGAAGCCAATCGACCGCTGGAACCACAGCGCCAAAGCCCTCGGGTACGGCCTGCTTCACCACCTCGGCCAGGTTGAGACCCTGCGTAAGCCGACCTCGTTCAACCGCCTCCGTAAGGACAAGCTGGCTCGTCCTGCTGTCCGTGCAGGGTAGTTGACCTAACATGGCACTGACGCCGACCAACCGCTACGAAGCCCGCGAACTCGTCCGCGAGATGGAGCGCCACTACAGCCGCGCGTTCCAGACGTTCAAGGAAGACGACAAGTTCTACGACGGCGACTTTGAGTCGATGCTGGCGCTGCCGGAAGGCTTCGAGCCGACCATCCCGGCGACCGGCCGGGCCGTGGTTGACGAGGCGGTGGACAACATCATCCCCGCCGACTTCTCGATCCACTACGCCCCGCGCGGCCTGACGAAGAAGGCCGAGGAAGACGCCGACCTTATCCGGCGCCACTGCAAGGCGGTCATCAAGCACTGGCGCAAGCACGTAGGCGACATCGACTTCATGCGGGACTTCGCCAAGAACCTGTTCCGCTCGGGCGTGGCCGCCTGGAAGCTGGTGCCCGACTGGACCCTCTGGCCCGTCCTCGACGAGAAGACGGAAGCGAAGCTGATGGATGAAGACGGGACCGGAAAGGCCCGTCTTGAGCGCGTCCGCCAGATCAAGGAACTCCGCCAACTTCACAACCCGATGGTCGTCCGCAGCCTGAACCCGCTGTGCTTCATGGCCGACCCCAGTATCGGCCCGCGCAAGCTCTGGTTCGTCGAGCGGTACGAGTGCGACATCTCCGAGATCCGCAACCAGTACGCCGGTTATACCGACGAACTCCAGGGTTTCCCGAACTACGGCCACCACAAGATCCACGAGGTCTGGACCGCCACCTACGCCGACGCCAGCGGGGAGATATTCCCCGGCAAGCACTGGGTCTTCATCAACGACCAGGCCGTGGTGGACGGCGACGCGAACCCGTACCACGACCTCCCCTACGTCGTGAAGTTCAGCGGCTTCGGCCGCGAGTCCTACGATGGCCGGCCAGAGTTCAAGTCGGTCGGCTTCTTCACGCCCCAGGTGAAGAGCCTCCTGCTCGCGGAAGCCCGCCGGTTCAGCCAGTTCGACGCCATCATGGCCCAGTTGGCCTTCCCGATCGGGATGCTGCCCGACTCGGTAGACCCCGACTCGTTCGACACCAGCCCCGGCGCCATGAACTTCGTCAGCGAGACAGTCCTGCAACACGCCGACAAGATATGGCTCAAGGCAGCCATCCCCGACGGCGAGTACCTGAACTCCCTCCGGGTGATCGGCGGCCAGATTGAGCGCGGCACCACGCAGGTGCCCCTCCGTGGCGCC